TACTTTGTGGATGGCGATTTCATAACTTTGATAATAACGGATGCCGATGGCAATGAAACTACCATTACACTTCCTGTCGGTTCTTTTAGTTTCTAGCTGTTCAATTGTTGACCAGTTTGATGATACCTTTGAGCAAAGATTTAAAGCTAACGATGTGTCAAAGATTACCGATCTGCAAACTACGGCTCTGGTCAACGCTAAACCTCCAGCCGTACAGCCAGTAGTCGCTGTATATCCGTCCTCCTTTACAGATCAGACAGGGCAGCGCAAAAGCAATAGCTCATTCGCTCTATTCTCAACAGCCGTTACACAGCAACCTAGCGCCCTCCTTATACGCGCCTTAAAACACGCAAGCGGAGGCAAATTCTTTCGAGTAGTGGAAAGGGTGGGCTTAGATAACCTTACAAAAGAAAGGCAGTTAATACGATCAGCGCGTGAGCAGTTATCCCCTGGTGGTGAGACTAACAAAGTACCACCATTGTTGTTTGCTGGTGTCTTGTTTGAAGGTGCTGTCATATCGTATGAGTCAAATCTAAAGACCGGGGGAATAGGTGCAAGGTATTTAGGTATTGGCAAGAGCGCACAGTACAGAAAGGACAACATTACAGTCAGCTTACGAATGGTATCAGTAGCCACTGGCGAGATACTGTCTGAGGTTATGTCGCAGAAAACAGTTTACTCCTATGCTCAGTCGGAGGATGTCTTTCGTTTCATTGAAATGGGAACGGAATTAATTGAGATTGAGGCAGGGAATTCATCTAACGAGAGCAGCACAATCGCTCTGATGAAAGCCATCGAGCAAGCTGTATTGGAGTTAATGAACATTGGTTTTACAAGAGGGTTTTGGGCTTATGAAAAAGATGAATAAAGTATTATTATCCTTGTCACTTTTAAGCACTGCGGTGCTGGCTGCCGACAATGAAATATACATTTCCCAGGCAGGGGCTACGGCCTCGATAGACGTCGAGCAGTTAGGTATCAGTAACTTAATTGGCGGTCTTAGCTCATCGGCTGGAAGCCTTACGCCACTTGACTTAGATGGGAATTCTATGGTTTTGGATATAAATATGATAGGCGCAACCAACAAGTTCTTTGGTGATATTTGGGCAGATAGCTTTACTGGTAACTACAACTTCACTGGTTCAACTAACCTGTTTACGATCCAAGTAGACCCCACAAATACCTATGGTGCTGATTCTAGTAACCATCAAGTCGCGGTGACAGGCGCATCTAACACAATGACTCTTAATCAAGGGACTTCAGCACTAGCGGCTACCTTAGATTTAGATTGGATAATACAAGGCTCTAACAACACGATTACCTCAAATATAAATATTGATGGCGCGACAAACTTTATGGATATAGACGGCAGTGATAACACTGTGACCTACACAGGAGCAGGCGTTACTGCATCGGCAGGAGGTTACTTCTACCTCGACCACACTGGCGGATCGAGGACATTCAATGTACAGCAGCTTTCAACCCAAGATAATGACTGGCTCAAGATTACCTCTGTTGGTTCTTCTGGTACTGTTTGTGTCATTCAAAACGATCAAGGCTCAAGCCTCGGCTGCTGATATTGGGGGAGTCTCTGAGGTTTCTGGATACGCTCAAATTAAGCGAGGGACATCGGCTAACAATGCAGACTTAGCGTTCTCAATCCAAAGCAATGATCAAGCTGTTACTAGCAACGGCAGAATGGCGATAACCTTTCTTGATGACTCAACGGTGAAGCTAACAGAGCATAGCCAGCTTACGATAGACGAATACATTTTTGATCCAGACCCCAGCAAGTCAAAGATGGCGCTGACGTTTGGTCTTGGCACAGCAAGGTTTATTAGTGGCACGTTAGGCAAGATAGATAAACGCAACATCGCACTAAAAACTCCAACTGCTGATATCGCTATTCGTGGGACAGACTTCACTGCAACAGTGGATGAGTTAGGCCGCAGTCTCATCATCCTATTGCCAGATCAATACGGTGTGTCGAGTGGTGAGATTGAGGTAATCACAGCAATGGGTGCTGTCTTGCTCAACAAACCGTATGAGGCCACAACAGTCTCAGTGTTTGAATCTGCACCAAGCAAGCCTGTCATCTTAGACCTTACGCTTGATTTCATTGACAACATGCTAATCGTTACACCCCCAAAAAAAGAAACGGTAATAACGGAAGAACGCACAACTAAGGTGGCAAATATACTAGACTTTAACGGACTAGATATTGACTATTTAGAGCAGGATTTTCTGTCTGATGATAGCCTTGAATTTACCGAGCTGGACATAAATTTCTTAGACGTCAATTATCTGGAGGATTTACTTAACATTCTAGATGCACTAGCGATAAACGAGGAGGAGGATAAATTAAAACAAGTCTCAGGTGTCACGATAGCCGGGACAACCTTGGGCGCTGATGCCGAAACCCAGATCACTACTCTAATTACAGGTCAAACAATCAGCCTAATGAGAAACGTGAGCGAATATACAAGGCTCGATTTAGACATTGCTGGGGGGTATACCGTGATCCTGATTCAAGACGGAATTTCAAATAAAATTAAGATTAATGGTGGTGACTCAACCATTAGGATATTGCAGGAAGGATAATGAAAAAGACGATTATAGGGGCTGTTGTTGCGCTGTTGTTTTCTCTTTTAATCTATCAGCCCACCTTGCTTGAGGTTATAAAGCTAAGAACCTTTGATGCTTTGGTGCAGACTCAAGAGCCTACTGGCAATCTGGTAGTGCTGAATCTGACAGAGGATAATATTCACCAGGAAGGCGGTTGGCCTTTCCCTCGTCAAAGACTCGCTGAGATTCATGTTGATCTATTGAATGCCGGGGCAGCCTCAGTATCTTGGGTTGCAGTCTTTAGTGAGCCAGATCGGTTCGGGGGTGATGCGGCTTTTGCGGAGGCTCTCTCTTATAACACTAGTGTCATCGCCATGTTTGAGACTGATGGATTTAAAGACACACCCAAGACCGAAGGAACGGTTATTCTTGGTGATGATGTGGGCGGTATACGGGCTCAAGGCGTTACGCAGAACATAAAGCCATTAAGAGATGTAGCCCTTCAAGGGATAGTCTCAGCCCCGGTGGACGTTGATAATCTTGTTAGACGTATGCCTTTGTTAATGCGGTCTAATGATGGATGGATTGCCAGTTTCGGCATGCAGCTACTCAAAGCTGTTACAGGGACAAGCACTTACGTTATTAAAACTAACGCTAATGGCATTCAAGAGGTACGCGTCAAGCAGCTAAACCCTATTCCAACAGACACTAATGGCAGAGTTTGGGTCAATTGGATACAAACAGACACCACTTCCCTTAATAAAATGGATGTTGCGGGAAAGATGGTTATTGTCGGCACGACAGCCAAAGGAATACTACCTCAAATCGCAACGCCTATCGGGTTGGTATATCCGCATCAGATTCAAGCATCGCTCTTAGAAACGATATTACACGCGTCTAACAAGCCGATGCCGATGATACCGCAGAGCGCTTTACTGTACGAGATATTGATCTTTACTGTTGGTGTGGTGCTGGTATTTTTGTTTATTAACTATCTTGGTGTCTATCTTGGCCTAGCGTTATCGGCGGGCTCAATCACAGCAATGGGCGCGTTTGGTGTTTACCTCATACAGCGAGGCATTTTAATAGACGTAACCTGGGCAATGATCTCTCAGTTCGTGGTCGCAGCAGCCACGTTCTATCTTAATTACAAAGAGCAATACAAGCTAAGACAGTTAATCAAAAAGCAGTTTGAACACTATTTAGACCCTCGCCAGGTTAAACGGTTACAGGACAACCCCGGCCTCTTAAAGCTGGGAGGTGAGAAGCGATACTGCACGTTCTTGTTTACTGATGTTCGTGGCTTTACCGCCTTGTCCGAAAGGGTAAGCCCGGAAGAGGTTGCTTATATAATGAATCGAGCCTTGACCGCACAGCAATCCGCAGTCGCTGAGTGTCACGGCATGGTCGATAAGTACATTGGCGATGCAATGATGGCAATATTTGGTGCGCCTTTAGCCTTGGAAAATCACGAAGATTGGGCTATCAAATGCGCCAAGCAGATTCAAATCAACATGGAAGAACTGAACAAAGAGTTTACGGCGAAAGGATTACCACCGATCCAGATAGGGATAGGCATTAATAGCGGTGATGCGATCATTGGCAACATGGGCAGCGACCAGAGGTTTGACTATACGGCCATAGGTGATGCCGTCAATATTGCTGCCCGGTTAGAATCTGGGACGAAAGCAGCAGAGGTTGATGTGTTAATAGGGATCAGCACGAAGCAACGCTCTGGCAGTAGCTTGAAAGAATTGCCTCCGATTGAGGCAAAAGGTAAGGCTGAAAAGCTGCTTGTTTATACACTAGCGTGAGGTAAAATTTATGATAGGAGCAATAGTTAATGGAATTACAAATCTTGGCAGCACCTACTTAAAGAATAAAGGGGCTGAAAAGCAAGCTATCCATGAAAGCAAGATGACCCAAATTAGCGGTGATGTTGATTGGGAATCTAAGATGGCAGCAGCCTCTGGGGACTCGTGGAAAGACGAATATCTAATTATTTTATTAACGTCCCCCGTTATTGCAATTATGTATGGCGCAGTTACCAATAACCCTGAAATTATAGCTCGCGTGGAGTATGGCTTTACGGTTCTCAATAGTCTTCCTGAGTGGTTCAGCTATCTGCTAGGCGTCGGTGTAACTGCATCATTTGGAGTCAAAGGCGCAGGTCAATTTATGAAACTTAAAAACAAGCTAGGTAAATAATGCAAAAGTATAAGTATTTTAAAATAGAAGATTTTAACTGTCAGGAAACGGGCGATAACGAAATGGACATCGAGTTTATAAAAGGACTAGATAATCTTAGAGCCGCTTGTGGATTTCCGTTTGTGATTACCTCTGGATTCAGAAGTAAAGAACATAGTATAGAGGCCGCTAAAGTTGCAGCCGGCAAAAAATTAGGCACTCACGCGCAAGGAATTGCATCTGACATTCGAGTATCTG